GCATGCGCTGGGATTGACCACGCCCTCAGCTCAACTGGAAGAGTGGCTCGCCGACCTGGGGCAGGGGGATGTCCTGATTGTCCACAACACGAACCCCGCGTACGATCTGCCTCATTTGCAGGAGCACATCGGGCGGGCCGATCACGTTATCTTCCTCGGTACGATGTTGAACGAGACGGCGGCCCTGGCGCAATTCTTCACCACGGACACTGGCCTTGACTATAGCGACGCAGTTGACGGCTCAGTGGTCAAAGAAGTGCTTGACGGCGTGCCTCCGTCGACTCTTGGCGCGGCAACATTATGGAGCTACGCTACGCGCACATTGACCCAAAGCGCGGTACAGGTGGCCGACGCCGTGAGCGGCGCAACCATCAGTATCTTGCGCGGAGACACATTGACGGCAAGCATCACTGGTCTAGGCGCGCTGACCGACTATGTGTCGATTGACTTTACTGTCAAGATCGACAAGACTGCCGCCGATACGACCGCCGTCATTCGTGTCCGCAAGAACCTGAGCGGGCTAACTGACGGGTTGCTAACGCTGAACGGCGCGACGGCAAGCACTGCCGCCTGGGGCAGCATCACAATTGATGACCTGGCAGCCGGCGATATTACCATCACACTGAGCGCAAGCGCGACGCGGTTACTTGTGCCAAGTAACCAGCAAGTGCCTTACGATATTCAGATGATAACGGCAACTGCCGTGCAAACGATGGCAACAGGCTTTGCAAATATCAGCGCCGATGTAACGAGGGCTGTATCATGAGTTCCTACTGCACCCCAACCGAACTACGCACACAGATCGAAAAAGAAGGCACGACCGGCAGCGCCAGTGACGCTAACCTGGAAGTTATCATTGCCGGCGTGTCGAATACGTTGGATCAATACTTCAACCGACCTGACGGATTTGTGGCAAGCGCTATTCCGTCCGCAAGGAACTTTTCCAGTATCGGCGCGAAGTCGTATATCATGATCGACGACTGCGTGGAGATAACCGCGGTGGCCGTCAAGGAAAGCCCAACCGATGATACGTACACGGCCTGGACTACAAGCGACTGGATAGCCTTTACCGGGGACGTTCAGCACCCGATATTCAACCGCTTACCCTATACTGGCATTATGACCGACCCGGCGGGCAGTTATGAATTTTTCACCGATGGTTCGATTGTGAGCATAAAGGGCTTCCGGCCTTACGACATGAGCGGGCGCTCCGTGCCCACCGTGCAAGTTACCGCGCGCTGGGGTTATGGCGAAATCGTTTTGCCACTTATCAAAGAGGTAACAATCGCCCTTGCCTCGCGCTGGTTCAAAAGTGCCGAGGGTCAGTGGAGTGATACCCTAGCAAGTTCCGGGTTTGGCGGGCTGATTTACAAGGCTCAAAATTCCGATGTTCGTTTGATGTTGGATTCCGCGCGACTTAGCAGACCGCCCCTGGGCGCATAAAAAAAGGCGTGGAGAATTCCACGCCTTACCTTGCCTTGCCGGAACAAACCCGACCGGAGCAAACCACGCCTAGCCAAGCCGAACCTTGCCTTACCTCACCGCTGCCTCAATCGTGCTTAGTATAGCGCATTTTGGAGAGTCTGTCAAGTGACCGCAGATATCGAAGTTGTCGGCCTAAAAGAAGCTAGAGCACGCATGTTGCACATTGCGGAGCAACTTTCCGGCGTTCCAATGGTACAAGCCATGAAAGACGCCGCGCTCTACGTGACCACTGGCGCGCGCAGGTTAGCCCCCGTTGACACCGGACGCTTGCGCGCTTCGATCATCCCGGAAATTCGTGTAATGACCAATGAGGTTGTGGGCGTGGTTGGCAGCAATGTTATTTATGCGCCCTACATGGAATTCGGAACGCGGCCGCATTGGGCGCCGCCTGGTGCATTGTCCACCTGGGCAAGACGTCATGGTGGAATGTCAGAGTTTGTTATCCGGCGCGCCATTGCCATGCGTGGGTTGAAACCACGGCGCTATTTGCAAGGTGGCTTTGAGGCCAATAAGACACGCATCATTGCCCGTATTGAACGGGCGGTTGGAGAGATTACCAAATGAGTATTTCGCTAACGCAAATTTGCCAGGCAGTTGAAACTACCCTGGGCGCGGCTACGGGAATTTCGTATAGTCAGACTTTCTCTGAGCTAAAAGAGGGTATAATTGACGTGCCGCTGTTGCAAGTCTACCCAGAGTCCATCAGGCAGGATGCTGGCACTCAAACCGACCGAACTACATTTGGGGCCGGCGTGAGACAGACAGAAGTTATCGTGCACGCCGATTTGTACGCCAGGCAGCGGAAGCATCTTGGGGAGGATATGGCGGCGCTTGTGCCGTTGATCGATGCAACACAAAACAAGTTGGAGGAGCAGGACAGGCAGCCCTATTTTGGGCTTGATGGTATCAAGGCGTTTTCTTGGAGTGCGCAGCGCGTGATATTCAATTATGGCGACCCACAAGTAGGCTATGTGGGCACAAGATTTATCCTGGTTTTACGGGTGTTTTGATGCTATACAGGGCATTGGCCGATCTTGACGCGGGGAAGCGCGTTATCCGTAAGGGCTGTGTTTTCCTGGGCAAGGAACTGGGTGAGAGCGTTTGTGATGCACTTTTGCAGCGCGGGCGCATTGCCGTGGTATCTACCCCACCGCTGATTGTTCTGCCAAACTGGACTATTCGAGCGGAGCTTTTGCGAACGGTTGGAATAGTCACGGTAGAGCAGTTTTTGGAGTTTGACACCGATGAACTGGCAAAAGCAATAGAGCGCACGCTAGAGAAGGTGAACGAATGGAAGAAGGAAGTCAAGGCACAATTTGTGATAGACAACCGGCGGCGATCCGGTTGAGGATGTAGAGATTAAGTAACTGGAGGTTACAAAATGGCACAGACAACGACTGCAATTTCCGCCTGTGACGCGTCTATCTGGTTGGATGACGAGGCCGGCGCACTGACGGACATCTCGGGCAGCAGCAGTGTTCTGAATTTCGAGTTTGTTCAGGACACGGCGATTGTTCCGACCTTTCAAGGCGACTGGAAGATTCGCACCGCTTGCGGGCGCGACGCTACGGTTACTCTGACCGCCGTCTATACCACGGCAAATTCTGAGGCGGTAGACCTTATCAAGGATTGGTTTTTCAACTACCGGGGAACCAAGCGCACCTTGACTTTCTACCTGCCCGACAAGAACGTTGGTTCGGACAAGTATTCTGGCGAGTTCCTGATGACCGGCTTTTCTTCGACCATTTCCGGCGGTACGCCCGACCCGGTGACGGTCGAGATGGGCCTGGAAAGCTCCGGGGCTGTGACCTGGACTACGGCGGCAACCTAATGGCGATACCGGAGAAGGCACTCGAAGTAACGCTTAACCCGGATGAGATCACCCTGGGTGAACTGATGCTCTTTGAGCCGGGCGGCTTTACCATTGGCGGTTTCGTGGAGTTCATTTCCAGTAATACGAACTGGACACTCGAAGAAGCCAAAGGGCTTAAGGTTAAAGAGATGAAACAGGTCACGGAAATGCTGCGCGAGGCGTTGCAGGGTGTGTCCGTCCCTTTAGCGAGTTGATCCTGCTTAAAGACTTCGCGCGCTCTAAGCAGGATAAGACTCCGGCGTGGATATTGCATATCCAGTACGCGGAGGAATTCGGTTGTCATCCGCACGAGGTAGCTAATGTCCCACTCCGCTGGTTCCAGCGCTGGCTTTTATGGCGCAAGACTCAGGCGGCGCGCAATGCCTGGGATAGAAAGATGAGACCAGTGAAAAAAGCGCCTTCTACGAAAGAGGAACTCGATCTCTTTTCGTGGACAATGAACGGGAATAAATACTGATGGCAAACACGATTGAGATTATCATCAAGGCGCGTAATGAGACCGGAAAGGTCTTTTCCGAAATCGGAAAGGGCTTTTCCGATCTTGGTGATTTTGGCGTTGGTGTTCTCAAAACCGGGCTGAGCGCCGCTTTTACGGCCGCCGCCGCGGGAGCGGTTGCATTGGGCGGTGCTCTGGCCTATGCCGTTGGTGAGGCTATGGAGGCACAGGCGGGAATAGCACAGCTTGAGGCGGTTCTGAAATCTACGGGAGGAATTGCCGGCGTAACAAAAGACTCTGCCCTAGACCTTGCAGACAGTCTGAGCCAGATAACACGCTTCTCGGATGATGCCATTCTTGCCGGGGAAAATATGCTGCTTACTTTTACGAATATCGGAGCAGATATTTTCCCTCAGGCAACAGAAACCATCCTGGATATGTCCCAGGCTTTGGGGCAAGACCTGAAATCCAGCGCCATTCAGTTAGGGAAGGCGCTGAATAATCCCGTAGACGGCATTACTGCCTTGTCTCGCGTAGGGGTTAACTTTACCGATGAGCAGAAAGACATGGTAAAGGCTATGGTCGAGGCGGGTGACATTGCGCAAGCGCAGGCGTTTATCCTGCATGAGTTGCAGCTTGAGTTTGGCGGAAGCGCCCGCGCCGCGGGGCAGACATTCGCCGGGCAGCTTGATATTCTAAAGAACAGCCTCGCAAACGTGGCAGAACAAATCGGCTAATTTGCCTGGAATCGATCGGGTGTATGGCGGGGCCACGACTAAGCTTATTGACGCCCAGAGGTTGTGGATTGATCCCAACGCCATTAACAGGCTCTACGTGCAAGTAGAAATGACCCAGGTTAAAAATAATTACTTAATTTCGGGGAAGCCGACGTATCTGAGCGTGGACCAAGGCGAGAATTGGGTGGAGTCTGCCGAGCCTATATTTGTCCCTAACGGCTTGGC